AGGCATTTTGAAGAATGTGGCCAGAAACAGTGTTCCGGGCGGTCGATGTGCGATGTGCGATGAAGCATGATCGGAAGCATGATCGGAAGATCGATGAGGCATGATCGGAAGATCGATGTGGCACGATTGCAGAGATTTGGTGCGTGCTGCGCGAATAAGGTCGATGTGCGATGAGGCATGATTGGAGGATCGATGTGCGATGTTTACAAGGGTTCGCCTGCACAAGTCGATGTGCGATGTTTCACGAATTTGAGTCAGGGTCCTAAGAACTTTGATCATTCAGTTCCACGATCAAAGTCCTCCAGGGCGACCTCCACCGCGGTATAATACCGTCCAAGGAACGTCGCGCGATGCCGAACCAACTCACCGTGATGCAGGCCCGGCACTCAGGAGTGCTGGCCGTCGTCAACGCCCGCTACCCCAACTACCACCCGGTGTTGGCGATGGTGGACCTTGCGCACCGGGCCGACGTCATGGGTCAGGACCCGAAGCTGGAGTTCGAGATCCACAAGGCGGTTGCGCCATACTGCGAAGCGCGGCTCAGCTCCGTGGAGGTGAAGCCCCCGCAGGACCCCGCCCGCGTCATCGTGTCGCTCTTCGAGGACGTGCAGCTCGAGAGCGGTGAAACTGTTTCGGTCGAGGTTCCGCTGGTGCGGGAGCTCGAGGAACTTGTGCCACTGGACTGAAAGGAGCCCTAAAATGGCAGTCGAAGTCGTCTCCACCATCAACAAATCACAGACGGTCAACTCCGTCGCGATTGGCGCCTACGCGCGGCAGAAGCGTGACACTGTCACGCCCGAGCTGACCGCTGCCTCGGTCGCCCGGACCCTCTACTTGCTGGACCTGAAGGGCGACGTCGGCGCGCGTCGCACCGAGTACGCGTACACGCCCGCCACCACGAACGTGATCACGCTGCCGGCCGACGCCGAGCTGGTGCTGCTGAAGCATGAGTCGACGATCGCCGCGCTGGAGCTCGTGCTGCCGAGCGCGACCGCCCGTGACGGCCAGGTGATCACGGTGAGCAGTCTGTCGATCGTGACCGCGCTGACCTTCACGGTGGGCAGCGGGTTCACGGCCGTCGGGGCGCTCACGGCGCTGACTGCCGGCGGCTTCGCGAGTTACATCTTCGACAAGCCCGGCAAGGTGTGGCGCCGAATCGCGTAGTGCAGCAGTCGCCGGCCCAGTGGCCGACGGACCTCGTGACGTTGGTCATCGCCCTGCTGAGCGGGTGGTTGGCCGAGGACGTCGCCAGGACGGTCGGCCCGTACCTCGTCATCGTGGCCGCGGCTCTGCTGAGCGCGGCCGTCGCCACGAGCGGAGAATCGCACGGGTCGGTCTGGGCAGTCGCGCGGACGATGGTTTCCAGGGTGGGGCTCGCTGTGATCGGCACGGTGCCGCTCGCGATCGGGCTCACGAAGCTGGTGGGGTTGGAGGTGCAGTGGCTGCTGGCGCCGGTCGCGGTGCTGATAGCGGCGAACCCTAGGCTCGTGTGGGCGGAGCTTAGGGCGAGGTTCGGCGCCCGCAAGGAGCGCGGAGATGATTCGCAGGGTTGAGATGTGGCACTGGGTCGGCGGCGGGGCGACGGTGCTGGCCTGGGCGATGTGGCGCGACCGACAGGTCGAGCTGCTGTGGCTGCTGAACACAGTGGTGTGCCTCACGGTCATGTGGTCGTGCTTGTGCAGGTTCGCCGTGATGGACCGAGAGAGCACGGCCTGGGACTGGCGCGAGCGGTACGTGCTGATATTCGTGACCGCTGCGTGCGGGGTGATGGCGCCCTGGCTGCTGGGCGAGCGGCCGGGGTTCATGCAGGTCATGACGTGGCTGGCGCTGCTGAGGCTCATCGAGGTGAACGGCGGTGGGTGGCGCGAGGCGGTCCCGGAGTACGCCAGGACCGACCATGGCGAGTTGGAGGACGTGAGATGATCGAGGGACTTGCGTTCGTCGCGGGCGCGGCGGTCGGGGCCTGGGGCTACCGCTACTGGCTGAAGCGTGACCCGGAGCGCCTCGAGGCGTGGGCCAAGCGACTCAAGGCGTTGGCTGAGCAGGTTCAGCTCGACAGGATGGACAAGTGAGCGTCGAGGCGAACGTCAGGGCCTTTCTGCGGGCGATTGTGTTCGCGGAGGGTACGGCGCGCCACCCGCGCACGGGGGCGGCGCTCGACCCCTACCGCGTCTGCTACGGCTACTCGCACACGGTGCAGGACCTGCGCGACCACCCGGCGCTGACCGGCGAGTGGAAGGGGGAGCGCTTGCCGGCGGAGATGTGCCGGCGGGCGGGGTTTCCGAGCGGCGTGTGCTACAGCTCGGCGGCCGGGGCGTACCAAATCATCAAACCGACGTGGGTCCGCGTCAAGGGGCGACTCGGGCTGCCTGACTTCGGGCCGGAGTCGCAGGACTTGGCGGCGGTCGAGCTGATCAGGGCCCGAGGGGCGTTGGCCGACGTGCGGGCGGGGAGGTTTGACGTCGCGGTGCGCAGGTGCGCGGCCGAGTGGGCCTCTCTGCCGGGCAACGCGGCCGGTCAGCCTCAGCGCCGGCGGGACGACTTGGTGGCGGCCTACATGGCCGCCGGTGGAGAAGTGGCGTGATCGGGTGGCTCAAGCGGCTGCTCGGTTGCGATAAGCTGGCGCAGCTTCGCGCCGATATTCGTGAACTGAAGGAGTTTCTCATGGCAACGCAATCCGAGGTCGCTCAGACCCTGACCGACCTGACCGCCCAGGTGGCGAAGATCGGCGAAGAGACCCGCGCCCTGCTGGACCGCATCGCGGACCTGCAGGAGGCGGTCGACAACGCCGGCTCGGTCGACCCTGCCGTACTGGACGCGCTCGCCGCGCTGCAGGCCCAGGTGACGGTCGTCGACGACTTGGTCCCGGACCCCGCGCCGGAAGAGCCGCAGGAGTAACGGCGTGGCGAACGCGGCGCCGGTCGGGTCCGGCTGGGACGTCACCAACCCGAAGAAGCCGGTCGTCGAGCAGGACCCGGACGCCAGCCTCATCTGGCAATGGGACTGGTCGACGTGGTGCACCGAGCGAGGCACCACGATCGCGAGTGTCGCCGCCACGGCGGAGCTCCCGCTGCTGGCGGCCGACGAGGCCGTCACCGACGACGACAAGGGCGCGCTGATCACGGTCTCGATCGACCCCGACGAGTACGACGCGACCGCTCACCTGCGGAAGAAGTTCGGCGTCACGTGCCGCGTGACGTCGGCGGACGGACAGGTGGACGACATGACCTTCTGGTTCCGCCTCGTGGAGAAGTGATTGGCCGTCGAGTTCAAGCTCTACCCCAAGCAGAGACGGGCCCTCATGTCGAGGGCCCAAGAAATCCTGTACGGGGGCGCCGCTGGTAGTGGCAAGAGCTACATGATGCGCGTTCTCGCCATCGTACTGTGCATGGAGATACCGAACATCAAGGTGTTCCTCTTCAGGCGCATGTACAAGGAGCTGTACATCAACCACGTGTACAGCCCTGACGGCTTTCTGGTGATGCTGAAGGAGTTCGTCGACCGGGGCGAGGTCGTCTTCAACAAGTCCGACGGCGTCATCAACTTTCCCTTCAACGGGGCTCAGATCTACCTCTGTCACGCGCAGCACGAGTCGGACATCAACACGTACCTCGGCGCGGAGATCCACGTGCTCCTGATCGACGAGGCGACGCAGTTCACTGAGAAGATGATTCGATTCATCCGTACCCGCGTGCGGCTCGGCGGGTTGACCGTCCCGGATCAATGGAAGAGCCTTCTGCCGAAGATCATCTACGGGTCGAACCCGGGCGGCCCGGCTCACTCGTACTTCAAGCGCGGATTCGTGAGTCACGGCGAGGGTCACGTGTTCAACGCGCCGGTGCAGGACGGTGGCATGTCGCGGGAGTATGTGCCGGCGAAGTCCAAAGAGAACGTCATCATGACCCGCAACGACCCGAACTACGGTCAGCGGATCATGGGCCTGGGCGACGACCGACTCGCCCTGGCGTACCTCGAGGGAAACTGGGACCTCGAGGAGGGCGCGGCGTTCTCCGACCTGTGGGACGCCAACGTCCACGTTGTGCAGAACATCGAGATCCCGCGGACTTGGTCGATCGACCGGTCGCACGACTACGGCTACTCCGCGCCGGCGGCCACTCTGTGGTGGGCCGAGTCGGACGGGACCGCGTGTGTGATGAACGACCGGCGCGTGGTGCTGCCGAGGCGGAGCATCGTGCTGATCGGTGAGAAGTACTTCGCCGACAAGGAGGACAAGGGGCTGCGCCTCATGCCGGCGGAGCTCGGCCAGCAGATGCATGACTACGAGTCGATGAACGGGTTCCGGGCGCGCACGCAGGCCGGCCCGGCGGACTCGAGCATCTTCGACAAGGACCGTGGGTCGACGAGCGTGCACGACGAGTACGTGCGGCGCGGGATGAGGTTCACGAGGGCGGACAAGCGCCCGGGGACGCGCGAGAGAGGCTTCGTGCTGGTCCGGCAGGGACTCAAGGCCGCGACGACGCGAAACTTCGAGGCCCCGTGGCTCCTGGTGCACAGGAACTGCGTTCACACTGTTTCGCAGATCGCTGAACTGCCGATGAGTTCGAGCAACCCGCAGGACGTGGACACTGCAGCGAACGACCACATCTACGACGCGGTGAGGTACAGGGTGCTCAAGGGCATGATGCTCGGGGCTCAGGCGCAAGTCTACGGGACCTGATATGGCAAAGAAGATACAGGACTTCTCGCACCCGGAGTACTCCGCATCGCTCCCGGACTGGACGAAGATCCGCGACTGTTTCAAGGGCGAGCGCGCGATCAAGGCCGCCGGCAACGCCTACCTGCCACGCTTGAAGGCGCAGAGCCAGGAGGACTACGACAACTATCTGTACCGCGCGCTCTTCTTTCCCATCACCGGGAAGACCGTCGCCAGTCTGGTTGGACTGGCGACGTCCAAGAAGCCGAGGATCGAGTACCCGGAGACGATGTCCAAGTACTTCAGCGACACGGCGAGTGCGCTGTACCAGTTCACGGAGTTCTTCGTCGGCGTTTTCAACGAGGTCGTGCTGCAGGGTCGGCTCGGCGTGCTGATCGACGCCCCTGCGGGCGGCGGCGACCCGTACCCAGTGCCGTACGTCGCCGAAAATGTGATAAACTGGCAAGAGGACAAGCAAGGCAAGCTCCTGATGGTGCTGCTGCGAGAGTACGTGAGCGTGCCCGGCGACGAGCGGTTCAGCACTCAAATCGTGTGCCGGTACCGTCACTGTTACCTGTCAGGCGGCGTGTACTGGCAGGAGTTGTTGGACGATGAGCTGAAGCCGACGAGCGCGGTGTTCGCGCCGACGTTCTCCGGGTCGACGATCGACTACGTGCCGTTCACTTGCATCGGCGCGAGCGGCTGTCACCTGTGGGTCGACAAGCCGCCGATGCTCGACATCTCGACGATCAACATTAGCCACTACCTGACGTCGGCGGACCTCGAGTGGGGTCGGCACATTGTCGGACTCCCGACCCCGGTCGTGTCCGGCGTCGACGCTGGGACGAAGCTCAGCATCGGCGGCACCGCGGCGTGGATTCTGCCGACGACCGACGCCAAAGCGTACTACATGGAGTTCCTCGGTCAAGGGCTCCTATCACTTGAGAAGGCGATGACCGAGAAGGTCGGCCTGATGTCGACGCTGTCCGCGAGGCTCGTGGACAGCTCGGCGAAGGGCTCTGAGGCGGCCGAAGCGGTGCGCCTGCGCTACGTCAACGAAGCCGCCAGCCTCATCCACATCATCGGATCGATCGAGAACGGCCTGATAATCGTGTTCAACCAACTGGCGAAGTTGCAGCGCGACGTCGGCGATGTGAAGATTGCTCTGCAGCGCGACGTCATGGGCAACGCCATCACCTTCAGTGACATGAAGGTGCTGTTCGAAGCGTACCTGAACGGCTCCATCAGCGGGGAGACGCTCATCTACAACCTCCGGAGGCTCGACGCGCTCGATCCGAACCGTGAGGACTCGTTGGAGCTGGCCGACATCAAGAAGCCAGCGCCTGTCAATCAACCTGGCGGCGGTGCCGCGTAAGGAGAAGAGCAAGTGGCTCTGAAGTATCGAATCAAGAAGTTGGAGGACGCGCCGGAGGCCGTCCGTAATCTGTACAAGCCGGACGGCGAGGAGTTCGTGCTGGACACGGAGGGCGCGGTCGCGAAGGAGCGCCTGGACGAGTTTCGCGAGAACAACGTCGCGCTCCAGAGGCAGTTGGACAAGCTGAAGGACATCGACCCGGTCAAGTACAAGGAACTCACCGATCTGCAGCGCGAGGTCGAAGAGGGCAAGCTTCTGAAGGCGGGCAAGATCGACGAGGTGGTCAATTCGCGTGTTACCGCGATGAAGACCGCCCTCGAAACCGAGCGCGACGGGTTTAAGGCCCGTGCGGAGACCTCCGAGGGACAGTTGGCGGTGCTGCTGATCGATTCCGCAGTGCGCGCCGAAGCGCTGAAGCTCGGCGTCGTCAACACCGCTCTGGACGACGTGGTTTTGCGCGCCAGAACGGTGTACAGGATGAAGGACGGCGCGGCGGTGCCTCACAACGACAAGGGCGAGGTCGTCTTCGGCAAGGATGGCAAGACGCCGATGCCGATGGGCGACTGGCTGACCGCGCTGAAGAAGACCGCACCACACTTGTTCGCGACGAGTCAGGGCGGCGGCGCTGGCGGCGGGTCACGCACTGGTTCGGGCGATCTCTCGAAGGCCTCCGCCGTCGACAAGATCGCGGCGGGGTTGGAGGCCGGCGGTCTGATGGGCCGCTTGCCAGCGGAGACGTCCTAAAAATCTCGATCAAAGGGCGTGTACAAAGGACTTCGGTTGCATTACAATAATACATGATCGAGGTCTTTAGGGTCTAAGGACATTGCTAGAGATATTCGACGGAATTTGGCAAATTCCGTCGAATGTGCGAGGCCACTCCGGTGGAGTGCTGACACAGAGTCATCAACATCATCGGAGCACCAAATGGCTTCTCTCACCCTCACCGAGGCCGCGAAGATTCAGCAGAACCCCCTCATCCAAGGGGTGATCGAGTCGATCGTCACGGTCAATCAGTTCTACAACTTCCTGCCGTTCGACCAGATCGTCGGCAACGCGCTCCTGTACACGCGGGAGAATTCGATCGGTGGCGTCGCCCCGATCGGCATCGGCGGCGGGGCCAACGTGATTCCGGCCGGCGCCAAGTCGCCCGCGACCTTCACGCCGGTCACGACTCCGTTGAAGGCCCTGATCGGCGACGCGCTCGTCGATCACTTCGTCGAAACGACCATGGGCACGCAGAACAGTCAGCGCGCCGTGCAGGTGTCGTCCAAGGCGAAGGGCCTGGGTCGCGAATACCAGCGACAGTTCATCGCCGGCAACAGCGGTACCGATCCGCTGGAGTTCGACGGTCTGGCGACGCTCGTGCCCGGTGCACAGACCGTGGCTGCGGCCAACGCGGTGCTGAGCTTCGAACTGCTGGACGATCTGATCAGCAAGATCAAGGCGAAGGACGGTCAGGTCGACTTCATCATGGGCCCGGACTCGGCGCTGCGCCGGTACCGCGCTCTGTTGCGGGCCTTGGGCGGTGCGGGCATCGGCGAGGTGAAGACCATGCCGGACGGCAGTCAGGTGGACAGCTACCGCGGCATCCCGTTCTTCCGCAACGACTGGATTCCGGAAGCGGCGGGCTCCGGCACGTCGACGATCACGGATCTGTACGCCGGCACCTTCGACGACGGCAGTCGCAAAGTCGGCGTGGCGGGTTTGACGAGCGCGGTGCAGTCCGGCATCTTCGTCAGCTTCGTCGGCGAAGCGGAGCAGTCGAACGACACCATCACCCGCCTGCGGTTCTACAGCTCGCTCGCCGTGTTCAGCGAACTCGGCATCGGCAAGCTGGGTTCGGTGGCGATCGCCGGCACGCCGTAATCGGCCATGACCCTCGTCGTCAACAGTACTCCGATGAGTCCCGCCAACAACTCGTACGCGAGTTTGGCGGACTCGGACGAGTATGTGTCGACGAGGGTCGCTGACGTAACGGTCAGAACTGCCTGGGACGGCCTCGATCCGGAGCTGAAGGGCGCGTACCTCGTCAACGCGAGTCGCACTCTCGACAGCCTCTGCAACTGGATCGGTGACAAGTACTCCAGGGATCAGGGACTGAAGTGGCCGAGGGTCAATGCGTACGTCGACGGTTACATCGTCGATCAGATCACATTTCCGCGCCCGGTCGTGGAAGCGACGATCGAGATGGCGGCGTGGTCGATGACCAACTCCGGCGACGTCGCCGTGAGCAGCAACGCGCAGTTCGATTCGATCAAGGTCGGGCCGATCGCAATCGATTTCAACGAAGGCTCTGGCATCGCAGCCAATGCCTATTTCCCCGACATCGTGGCGATCCTGCTGCGTGATTACGGAGGTATCCAAGCTCCTGAGCTCCCGTCCAACACGATGCTGAAGCAGGCCCGCCTTGTGCGCGCTTAGGGCCACCGTACTGTCGGCCGTCCGGACGGCCGAAACTGCGGTCGAGGACCTGAAGATCCCTGCGAAGCACGTCAAGCGAGGTGCGCCAATCCATGTTCCCGGTTCGTCCCCGAACTACCCTGAAACATTGACTGACGTATTCGTTGTGATGACGCGGTTCGAGTCCAAAGAGGTGGACGAAGACCGCGTGATGGCGTCCGATTGGAAGGGGCTCGTCTTCTACAAACCGGAACTGCCAACGTTTCAGGTGAACGACTTCATCAGGTTCGTGGACGATTTCGGCGACGTGAGGGCTGGCGACTACCGAATCACTTACGACGATCAAGTTACCGCTGGAGGCCGAACGGCACTGCATCAACTGTATCTGAGAAAGACGTGATTTACACAACTTCGATTGCGAAAGGCTGGCCCACCAAGAAGCAGCTTTTCGCAATCGGTGAAGAGGGCTGCAAGAAGTTTGCGGGGGACGTTTTTCGTGCCGCCGTGAAACTCTCTCCTGTCTACACCGGAGCGTTTCGAGCTAGTTGGCGAATTTCATTCAACGAACCGAGGTACGATGTGACGCAGGGTCGCACTCCTGAATCGCCCATTCGCGGCGCCAGCTTTCGCTGGCCTGCGGGCTTTCAGTTGGGCGACATGATCGTCATCTCGAACAATCAGCCGTACGCGGAGTTGATCGAGTACGCAGGCTGGTCAAATCAGGCGCCGTACGGTGTTCTGCGACTGGCGATCGCCCAGGCGAGGATGATGCCGTGAAGTACGACGTCGTCAAGCAAAGTCTCGAAGAGTTCGTGATCGCGAACTGGACATTGACTCCGACGAGTTCGATCCAGTTCGACAACGTCGCGTTCAACTCTGATCTGTTCAGCGAATACGTACAGTTCACGGTCCGCTTCGGCGACGCGCTCAAGCGCTCACTGTCCGCGAAGTGCTACCGCCAACTGGGACTAGCAATCCTCACTGTCAAGACGCGGCCCAATCAGGGCTCCGATCGAAAGCTCAAACTCGCTCGGGCGGCGTCCGAGATGCTCTTGAACGCGAAGGTGCTGGCGGCGCCGCCCCTGATCGCGCCGGTCGTGAACATGCGCGAACCGGACCTCTTCGACGACACCCGCGACCGTGACGGATTCGTTATGGCGCAGGTGAGCTGCCCCTTCTACTACGATTTGGAGTACTGAAATGGCCTCCGCCGACCTCACCGCAATTTCCTACATCGCCGAAGCCACCCCCGGCGTCACGCCAAACGACGGTGTGGCCGCGAGTGCGACGCTGACCTTTGCCGGTCAGCCTTCGAACAACGACACCGTCACCATCAACGGTGTCGTCTACACGTTTCAGACGACGCTGACCAACGTTGCGGGCAACGTCAAGATCAGCACCGTCAACGTCGCTGACACGATCGTGAATCTGCGCAACGCGGTCAATCGCGGTGCCGGTGCCGGCTCGCGGTACGCTGCAGCGACAGTACATCATCCGAACGTCACTGCGACGAGCACGTCCACTACCCTCGTTGCGACGGCGATCTTTCCCGGCACGTCCGGAAACGCGTTCACGAAGGCGGAGTCCGGCTCGAACACCGCGTGGGACGCTGGCGGTGGTGGTACGACCTTCTCGGCCGGCACGAATTCGTCCACGACCGTTTGGAAACAACTGCGCTACACGGGCGAATCGCTGAACTTCAGCATCGAGAACACGTCTTCCGCAGAAATCCGTCCTGATCGCGTGCAGGCTGACCTCGTACAGACTTCGGCCTCCGGCGCGGGCGACACCAACGTCGAGCTCTCGTTCGGTTCGTACGACGACTGGCTGGAGGCTGCGCTGTGCGGTACGTGGGCGGCCGATGAATTGAAGAACGGCGCGGCGCGGCGCTTCTTCACCGTTCGGAAGCACTTCCAGGACATGACGCCGCAGCAGTATCATCTGTACCGCGGTACCGCGATCGAGGGGTTCAACTTCACGATGGAGCTCGGCGCGATCGTCAGCGGCGCGTTCAGCCTCGTGTCGTTCGGCATCGACCCCCTCACCGGCATCATGGTCGCGGGCTACGACGGTGAGTCCACCACCGCCGCGCCGGCGACCGTGCCGCTGAACGCGGTGACGAACTTTCAAGATTTCATGATCGACGGCGTGCCGTACTCCGGCTGCATCAGTCGACTCACCCTGGCGCTCAAGAACAACATTCGCACGATCCAGTGTCTGGGCTCGCTCACTGCGAAGGACATGCGACTGGGTCGCATCGAGATCACTGGCGAAGCGGAGTTCTACTTCAACGACGCGTCGGTGTACGACAAGTTCGTCAAGGGCACGGAACTCGATTTGAACTTCGCGCTCGAGGACGCGATCGGCAACCGACTCACGTTCGATCTGCCGCGGGTGAAATTCGAGACCGGCGAGGTCGTCGCTGGTGGACAGAACACCGACGTCATGGTGTCGACGAGCTACCGAGCGCTCTACAGTCCGTCCGACACGTATGTGGCGAAGCTCACCCGCTCTGCGGCGTAACGTCCGGGCGCTCCGGCAAATTCGTCAATACGAATACACGTCGACGGCTCCCGGACAAAGTTCAATCAACGAAGGATTCAGATGATTTTCGACGCAGATCTCAGTTCGGTGGACGACGGCGTGTGGAAGCAGTACGAGGGCGCGGAGTTCCTCGTCGCGCACATTTCCAACATGAAGTTTCAGCGCGCCCTCTCGCGTCTGCAACAGCCGCACCGTCGCAAGCTGCAGGAGGGCACGCTCGATCCCAAGACGAACCAGGGTATCGTGTGCGAAGCGATGTCCGAAGGGGTTCTGCTCGGTTGGAAGGGCGTGAAGACGCGCAAGGGCGACGAGGTTGCGTACTCCAAGGAGAGCGCGCTCCAGCTGCTCAAGCGTGACCCAGGCTTTCGTGACTGGGTGACCGAGGTGTCGACCCAGATTGCCAACTACCGTGACGAGGAGGTGGAAGCGCTGGGGGAAGACTAAAGGCCTGGGTTCGATGGACGTCGGAGTGGGGTCCGAAGATTCGCAAGCTCATCGAGATTGAGCAGGCGAGCGGAAAGACCCCTCAGGCGCTCTTCGACGCTCCGGTCGCGTACGGATTCGAGAAAGAGCTGGTGCTGGCGTACAATTTTCTGGCTTCAAGGCGATCGATCGGATTTGCAGCTAACCCGATACCGTTGTCCGAGATTCAGACGTACGTACAGATTTTTGGCCCTCCGCAGATGCCGATGAACATGTTCGTCGACCTGTTGGGGATGATGGATATAGAGTACCTGTCAAAGGTTCACGCGAAAAACCATGGCCACAAGCCTTCAGGTAAACGCTAGTACCCAGCAGGCGGTGGGCGCGTTCAACGCGCTCGCTCAATCCATCGCGTCCGCGACTGCCCAGTTCAACAATCTGAACCGTGCGATGGCCAGTGGCAATACCATGGCCAGGAATTATTCTGGTCAGGTCACGGCGATCAACACCGCGTTCAACTCGCTCACGAGCATTCTGAGCGGAGTGTTCGGCGCGATTCAGAAGATCGGCGCTGGTATCCAATTCGTGTTCAGCTCGATCGTGAAAGAGTTGGACAAGCTGCAGGGCTTCAACGCCATTATGTCGGTCACGACGAAGTCGGCCGACGGCGTTTCCCAGAGTTACGACTTCTTGCGCAAGACCGCCGACAAGCTCGGCGTGCAGTTCGACGCGCTCACAGGTAACTACGCGAAACTTTTGGCGTCGATGCCCGCGACCAACGAGGGGCTGCGAGCGACGCAGAACGTCTTCACTGGCATCGCGCTCGCGGCGCGCACGTTGCACGCCAGCAACCAGGACACTCAACTCATGTTCTACGCCATCACGCAGATGGCGAGCAAGGGCGCGGTGTCCATGGAGGAGCTGCGCAGACAGTTGGGCGAGAAGCTCCCTGGTGTCATGCAAATCGCGGCGAGGGCACTGAGTACGACGCCCGAACTGCTCGAGAAGGCGATTCGTACTGGCACCGTCAATTCCGCGAAGTTTCTCGAATACTTCGGCGACGAGATGATTCGCACGTTTCAGGAGCCAGCAGAAAAGGCTTCGACGAGCGTGTCGGCGAGCATCAATCGTCTTACGAACGTGTGGGTGGACTTCGTCAAGGAGATCCTCGATTCCGGCGCCGGCACGTCGATCGCGAATATCTTCGACGCGATCCGTGAAAAGCTGAGCGATCCGTACGTCATTGAGCAGTTCGCCGAATTGGTCAAGCGACTCGCGGACCGATTCACGGAGTTCGTCAAAAATCTGACGCAGGAGGACGTGCGCAACGGGTTCGACACGCTCGCCAACGGCGTCACGATGGTCGTCAACGTCATCGAAAAGCTCGTTTCATTGCTTCAGTGGGTCGTCAACAACGGCAAAACCGCCGGCGCGATCATCGGGGCACTTGCAGGCGGCGCTGCTGGCGCAGTGGCAGGTCCATGGGGCATCGCTGTTGGGGCTGTTGCCGGAGCTGCGGGCGGCGCGTACGCGGGTTCCCAGCTGCAGTCGTCGCCGGAGCAGTTGGCTGCGCAGGGTCAAGCTCACGTCAACGCCGTCGAAGCGGCGCGCCAAAAGCGCCTCGATCAGCAGAATTTGCTGATGACGCAGATGATTCCACTCCTCGGCGAGTTCAAGGGACTGAAAACCTTGAGCGGTCTCGAAAATCTGTGGAAAGCGGAGAACCTCAACACGAGAACGCTCGAGCAGTTGAACGCGATTTTGAAGAATCCCGCGTTCAAGACCGACGCGCAGAAGGCTGACGCGGTCAAAAGTCTTGCGCAGTACGGAACGGTGTTGACCGCGCCCGGCAAGCTCTCTGACGTGATGGGTCCAGGTAAAGCAAAGGGTTCGAACAAGCGCGATCCGGTCGCGGACGATATGATGCGTGCCGTGGGCCTTGATCCGAAGTTCTACGAACACTTGGGCAATTACAAGAAATTGCTGGACGCTGGCAAACTTGACGCTCAGCAGTACGAGGACGCGGTCACGAAGCTCATTCAAAAACAGCCATTCGCCATTGAATTGGCGAAGGAGGAGCGCAAGGAGCGGGAGCGTATCTCCAAGGAGACTACTGACTACATCACCTTCGTGCTGCGCGGCGTTCAGGCCAAGGAGCGCCTCAACGCGGCGTTGGACGAGGAGTTGCAGAAGACGCAGCTCCTAGGCCCGTACGCCGAGACAGAGGCTAAATTGATTCAGCAGGTGAACGACCTCAAAGAGGCCGGGGCGAGGGTCACTGGCGAAGAGGTTGATCTTCTGCGCGAGAAGCTCCGTTACCTTGACGAGGCACGACGGATTCAGTCTGCTGCACAAAACGTTCTTGACTCGACGGTGTACCGCAACCGTGGCACTGAAACTATGCTGCAGGGCATGGACCGTGCCGGCGAGTTCGGTGCTTCGAAACAGGACCTTTCGAATTACGCGGTTCAGCAGAGTCCGCAGCTGTTCTCTGGCACGGAAGAGTACTACGCGCTTCAGAGGCAGCAGGCCGACGATTTGATTGCGTACTTCGACGCGCTCCGTCAGCGTAACCTAATTTCCGAACAGACTTACAGCTCTCTCGTGATGCAGCAGGAGGTGGCGCTTCACGCCGAGCGGCTCAAGAGCACCTCTGACTTTTTCGGCGGACTGGCCTCGCTCTCGAAGTCCGGTAACAGCAAAATCGCGGCGATCGGTAAGGCCGCGGCGGTGGCTCAGGCGACAATCGACGGCGTGTTAGCTGTACAGAAGGCGTTGGCGGCGCCGCCCGGGTGGCCGTACAACGCTGCGAACGTGATCGCGGTGGGCATCAGTGCTGCGGCGAACGTTGCACAGATCGCCGGCATCGGCGGGTTCCGCTCCGGCGGCTACACGGGCGACGTCGGGCGCGACCAGGTCGCGGGCGTAGTACACGGTCAGGAGTACGTGGTGAACGCATCCGCCACGGCCCGCAACCGTGCTGCGCTCGAAGCGATGAACGCGGGCTCCACGGTCGGCAGCGGATCACAGTACGTGGAAGTGGTCGTCAACAACAATGCTGCTGGCACTCAAGCGACGGCGGCGCAGCAGGACACGCCGGACGGCAAGCGCATCGAGATCACGATCGAGGAGGTCGTGGTGAAGAGCGTGCGGCGCGGCGGTCGCATCGCCGACGCGATGGAGGGTCAGTACGGGCTGAACCGTGCGGCCGGAGCGGTGCGCTGATGACGACGGGCATCCGTTTTCCGCCAGGGCTCAGGCCTCCGGACCGTGACGGATACGCCGACGCGCTCGAAGAGGGCCGCACTGAGTTTCAGCCCGACGTGGGCGCGGCGCGTCGGCGGAACAAGTTTCGGACGACTCCTCGGCTGTTCGACGTCACCTGGACCTTTACCCAGGGCGAATACTACGCGTTCGACTGGTGGGTACAGAACACCGTCGACGGCGGAGCACGCGAGTTCGACGTCCAACTGTTGGACGACGATGCGACCCTCGTGTGGTACACTGTTCAGGGCGTCGGGCCGTTCAGCTACGACATCGCCGACCCTGAGGGGGAGTTGCGGTATGTTGTGAAGTGGAAGTTCCGCGCCAAGGACGAGTCCTTCGGCGAGTTCAGGCCGGCCGGCACCAACGAGCTGTACGGGAGGTGCGCGCCTGGCGTCACGGCGCGCGGTCGCCTGCTCGTGTACACGCCGTTCAGGGGCCGCACGTCCGTCGGCGTCGTGAGCGCGCGGACGAGGTTCAGTCTGCCGGCGATGCGTGGAATCGCCAACGTCGGCATGTACTGGCTGCCGCGGGCTCAGTTCGCGCCGTTCCCGCTCTACGGCCTCACTGCCGTCGGCGTGGTGTCTGCGACCGGCGCGATTCACATCGACACGATTCACTACTATCCGGAACTGTCCAGGCAGTGGCAGGACTATGACTGGTTCGGCATAGGCGCTTCGCAGGACATCAACGACGAGCCTGACGTGGTTCAGCGCGAATGGATTGGAGTCTGATATGGCATTCTTGGAAAAGGGCAACGAGGGCGCGCTGAACGGTACGACGGGGGTCAGTGTGGTCCCGACGCCTGGCAGCGGAGTTCGGCGACTCGTGCGCAACGTCGGCGTCACCAATCGCGACACGGTCGCGCACGTGGTGACACTGTTCAAGGACAAGAACGGTACCGCCTACGAGTTGGCGCGCGAGTCTTTGCAGCCAGCGGATTACTGGACGTTCGACAAGTTGATGGTGCTCGACGCGGACGACGAGTCGATCGTGGCGAAGTCCGACGCCACGGCGACGACGACCGAGCCGTCCTTCGACGCGGCCTTCGCGGACGCATCCTGAGCGATGGCCACTCCCGCGTACCCCAGCGCGCTCCCGCTGCCATACAGTTTCCGACTGACAGCGGCGGACCAGGTGTTGGCCGGTGACAGCGACGGTCCGAAGGACCTTCGTCGATTCACGCTCGTGCCGGGCGCGACGGTCGACGTCAGCTTTCGTTTTCTGCGGGACCAGTATTCGGCGTTCGTCAAGTGGCTCAAGGTCGACCTCAAGCGCGGTCTGAGGTGGTTCATGCTCCCGCTGCCGTCGGCCGCCGGCATCACTCCGCACGTAGTGAGGTTCAAGGGTCGCCCGCAAGGATCGATGGGCGGCCACCGCTACTGGGAGGTGACGGCGGAGATCGAGATTCGTGAGCGGAGGTACGCGCCACTGACCAACGTCGTCTTTTCTGAGGACTTCGAGAACGGTATCAGTGACTGGCAGACGAACGTTGGCGGCGCGAACTCCACCGCGTTCTTCAGCATACAGCCGTCGCCCTACGGCTCGCAGGCACTGTTCGGCGCGAAAGTCACCGCGTTCAGCGCCGCGTCAGACAGGCGACGCAAGTTCTACTTCGCCGACGAAGAGCCGTTCAACCGATTCCAATGCAAAGGCATGATGCCCACTGGCGGCAACGCGAATGACGACAGTCCGTCCATCGCCGTGATCAACGCGGCCGGTACTGGTGTTTTCGCGATGCAGATTTCGCGCGAAGTCAGCTACGACGCGCAACAGCGGCCGGTCTTCAATCTTGGCGGCGAGTCGCTCTTTCCTGGCACCGTGCGCATTCCGTACGATGTATGGATGGAGTTCAATATCGCAGTTAACCCTGGAGCTGGTCAAAGCACGTACTTCATTCGACGACTGGATACGGGCGATCTGTGGGCGTCCGGGACTTTTGCCAACGATCATGGTTCGTACAAACTGTGCGCCGGCTTGCAGATTTACAGTGAAGCGAGCGCGGACTTTACGTCCCAAGCTGGCTACATCGACGATCTGATCTGCTACACGGAGTAATCGTGCCAGTTTATCGCACTCCCAAGCGCGGCGTCACTTACTCGGAGGCACTCGCTTCCGCGTACGCCTCTGCACCTGAAGACGAAGTAGTACTGGACACGCTCGAGTTCCGCCACCCATCTTTCGTTGACGCCGGTCAACCGTTCGCGATCCGTGTTGTGAACGATCACTCTGACCTCGTCGCCACTTTGGAGGACGACGCGCCGCTGAACGACGGTGAAACTGTGACGTTCAAGTCCGTGTACTTCACGTTCACGCGCCCTCCGGAGTCAGATAGTGGTAGTACGCCCGAGGTCGAGATCAGTGTCAACAACGTCGCGCGCCACCTCATGCCGTATTTGGACGTGGCGAAGGAGAGCCGGGTGCCCATCGAGGTCACATGGAGGCCGTACCTCGCCAGCGATCTGTCGGCGCCTCACATGAACCCCCCGCTCACGCTTACACTGCGCAGTATTTCGTGTGACATGATGAACGTGACGGCGCGCGCGGGATTCAGTGACCTGACGAATCGGAGGTTCCCTGCCATCGAGTACACTTCGCTCAAATTTCCAGGGTTGGCCGCGCGATGAGTCACTGGGCCGCAGACTACATCGGACTCCCTTGGGAGTACGGCAAAGAGGGCCCGGAGGCCTTCGACTGCTGGGGCTTCGTGCGCGCCGTGCAGCGCGATCGCTTCGGCGTCGACATGCCGGCGGTGCCCGCGCCGGAGTCCTGGGCGCACGCTCATGCACTGATCGAGCAGCACGATGAGCGGCGCAACTGGGAGAGGGTGCGAGAGCCTCGCGAGGGCGACCTCGTGCTGATGGCGCGCAACCGATTGCCGGTCCACATTGGCGTCCTGATTGAGGCGAACGGCAAGCTGGGCGTCCTCCACTGCGTCCAGCCGAGCGGCGTCGTGTTCAACACGGTGCAGAGCCTAGCCTCGTGCGGTTGGGGCGCGCTGACGTACTACCGGAGAGTGGCGTGACTGAGCTGATTGCCCAGACTGTGCGCAAGCGCCGTCCGACCCAACGGTGGCAGCCTGGAGCACCGAGTAAAGAGATAATGGGCGTCGGCGCGGTCGTAGTGCACGCCTACAACCCGCTCGACGCGTCGCAGCGCATCACGTTCCGTGCGCGACAAGGGCTGTCTCTGGACCAGCTCAAGCCCGTCACAACGCTCCCGACCGTCTGTCAACTGAACGGCGAATACGTGCTGGCGGAGGACTGGCCGTTCATCGAACCAGAGGTCGACGATGTTGCGGTGTTCTTGACATTGCCAAAGGGCGGTGGGAACGGCTCGCTGCAGACGGTCCTCGGCATCGTACTGATCATCGTCGGCGTGGTCGTGCCGGGCGCGCAAGCCCTGATCTACGTGGGAGCGGCGCTCCTCCTGTCTGGACTGTTGCCTGCGCCGAGCTTCGCGCCGCTTGTCAACAACCAGGGCGAGTCACCGTCCCCCACCTACAACGTCCAGCTACAGGGCAATTCGGCTCGTCTCGGTCAGGCGATGCCGGTGCTGTACGGGCGACACTTCCTGACACCGGACTTCGCTGCTCCTCCGTACAACATCTTCACCGACGGCGACGATCAGCTCTACCACGCACTGCTGTGCATCGGCGTGATGGACCGGTTCACCCTTGAATCCGTCATGATCGACGACACCGCGCTGGACCACTTCATCGGGGTGTCTACGCAGCTGATCGGTCCGCAGTACGGGGGCGCGACGCTCTCGCTGGCGGACCCCGCTGTGATCAACGCGCCGGAGGTCGCCGGTCAGGAGTTGTTGCAGGGTGTGATCGTCGGGCCGTTCGCAGCCAACGGCCCTGGACTGCGCGCGGTGAAAATCGGCATCGACGTCGTGTGGCCGAAGGGGCTCTACTTCGCCAACGATTCCGGCACGCTCACCGCGAAAAGCTGTCAATGGATGTTCGAGGCGCGGAAGATTGCGAACTCCGGCGCGGCCGCAGGGTCATGGTTCCTGCTCGGCGTTGAGACGATCTCGCTTGCTCAGAACAGCCCGGTCCGCCGCAGCTACCACTACAACGTGCCGGCTGGCAGGTACGAGGTGCGCGGACAGCGCCTGGACGCGCGCGACGACAATGCGCGCGCCGGGCATGATATGACGTGGGCCGGTCTACGGACGTACCTCGACACGGCGACGCCGCTCGAGCCGCACGCGAACTTCCTCGCTATCCGCATGCAGGCGAACGCGCAGCTGAGCGGCCTCTCACAGCGGCGCGTCGGCGTGATCCTTCGTCGGTGGCTGCCCACGTGGCACCCTGACACCGGGTGGAGCGCGCCGGTGGAGACGCGAAGCATCGCGTGGGCGTTGGCCGACGTGCTGCGCAACCCGGTGTACGGTCCGACTGTACCGGACAGTCGCATCGACCTGCAAACGCTCTACGAATTGGACCAGGAGTGGTCGGCGAGGGGTGATACCTTCAACGGAGTATTCGACAAGCGCATCACCGTGTGGTCGGCCCTGACTACGATTGCCCGCTGCGGACGCGCTCGCCCTGTGATGCGGGGGAGCGTGTTTACATTCGTTCGGGACAGCCAACAGACACTGCCTGTTGCGATGTTCAACACTCGAAACATCAAGCGCGGGTCGTTTCAGATCGACTACGACACCGTCACCGAGGACACCCCCGACGGTCTCGAACTGGAGTTCTTCGACGAGGCCACGTGGTCGTCCAACTACGTGCTCCTGCCGATGCCCGGCGTGGTGGGCGAGCCGGTGTCCCCGGCGCGCGCATCCATCCAGGGCGTCACTGTGTTGAAGCAGGCTCAGCGCGAGTGCGCGTACATGGTGGCGGACGCGGGCTACCGGCGCAGCAGGGTCAACTTCAGCACCGAGATGGAGGGCTTCCTTCCCGCGCTCGGTGACCTGATTGCTGTGGCACACGACGTCGCCGGTTGGGGCAGTGGTGGCGAGGTCACTGCGTGGAATGGCACGACCGCGCAGTGCAGCGAGCGGCTGGACTGGAGCGTCGGCGCGAACTACGCGATCCTCACCGACGAGGAGGGCGACGTGCACGGTCCGTATCTCGTCACGCCCGGTACGAGACAGAACTCGATGAGGTTCGTGGAGTCGCCCCCGTCGGGGTTGATGTACGTTGGCACGGAGCGCGAGCGCACCCGCTACGCCATGGGGCCTGCCAGCAGCTACGCCAAGTTCTGCCGAGTGACCTCGCTGACGCCGTCGAGCGACGACACGGTGCAGATCAGGGCCGTCGTCGAGGACGCCCGCGTACACACCGCGGACCTCCCGTACGCGGGTGGGGGCGGGCCTGGCGGAGGTTCGGGCGGCTCGAGGATCGCGCGCTACGCCCCGACGGGCATCCCCAAGTACGACGCCGCCAGTGACGCGCAGCGGAACGCGTACGGCTTTTTCAGCGACCCCGACCGCACTGTCGGCTCGACGGACGATCCCGGCTACGTCTACGCCGACGGTTTGTGAGGAACGAGTATGACGATTTCATCTGTTGCGGTCGACGACCCTGTCGAGGCACCCACGGTCAACCAGTTGATCGACAACGTCAACGCGTCGCCGGGGCGCGCGATTCTCACGTCGAACGGAAATTGGAGTGTCCCGAGCGGCGTGCACAAGTTCAAGGTGACTCTCTGTGGCGGTGGGAGCGGCGCACAACCCGACCAAGTCGGGGGCGGCGGCGAGGACAGCTACATCATTCCGGGCCTGCCTGGCACCAGTTCGCACATGATCAGTGCGTGCTTCGCCGGAATCGACGTCGGCACGACCTACGTCGTCACGGTCGGAGCCGCCGGTGCAGCGAGTCAGGGCACGGGCGGCACGACGTCGTTCGGCACCTCGCTGGTGAGTCCGGGCGCGGCCTATGGCAATAAGGGCAGTGTGTCGAGCGGGGGCGGCGCGGCCCAGCTCCTGTACTACGACCACGTCTACCTCAGCAGCGCAGGGTGGCGGTACGGTGACGGCGGCGCCGGTTCGGGCGCCGCGGGACGCGCTGGCATCTGTGTAATCGAGTGGTGAACAAAGGAGAACGGCTATGCCGGGCATGACCAATTACCTTCGCAACAAGGTCGTCGACTGGATGCATCGCGGGCAGAGTTTCAGCCCGCCTGCGAACACGTACGTGCGACTGTGTAGCACGGCGCCGAGCGCGGCCGCGGCCGGCACCGAGCTGACCGGTACGGGCTACGCGGCCGTCGCGATCGCGAGCACGACGACGGCGTGGGCGGCGACCAACGCCGACGGCAGCACGACGAACCCGAGCTCTGGTACGAACGGCACGACGTCCAACAACGCCGTCGTCGACTTTGGCACGGCCGGCAGTTCGTGGGGCACAGCCTCTCACTGGGAACTGTGGCACGCGGCGACGAGCGGCAACCGCCTGTTCTACGGCGAGATCGTCGACGGCGGCGGCACGCCCGCTCCGCGGAGCATCGCGAGCGGCGACCCTGTGTCGTTCCCGATCAGCGCACTGCGCATCATCTGGGCGTGAGGGGGCAACATGAGCGGCGACACCCTCTTCATCAAGCGCAACCGACCTGTTACGGCGCTCATCGAAGCGTCTTACACTCGACCTGCGGACACCGCAACTTACGCGGCCGGCGACGTCATCGCAAACAGCACCAGCGCCGCGACCATCCTCACCTTTACTGGTGTTGCACGTGAGCCCGGCCTCGGTGGCATTATTCAGAGCGCCGTGCTGGTGGATAGCGCCGCGCAGACGCTGAAGGGTGACTTCGAGCTGTACCTGTTCGACACGGCGCCCGCCATGCAGAACGACAACGCTGCGTGGAACCCGAGCGACAGTGAAGTGACCAAGAGCCTCGGTCGCGTGAGGTTCCCGCCCGGCCTGTTCAACGTCTGCGGCGCGAACGGTGTCGTGGACGTCGACTCGCTCGGCAAGCCGTTCAAGTGCGCGAGCGGCACGCGCAACATCTTTGGCATCCTGGTCGTGCGCAATGCTTACGTGCCCATCAGCGGCGAGGTTTTCACGATCCGGCTGTTCGTGATCCAGGACTGACGGCATGAGGCACTCTCGTCGCATGATGGCAGTCAGCCGGCAGCAGCCGCTGACGCTCAAACATGCGTGGTGGAGCATGGAGGAGCTCGAGAACGGCGTGCACGTGAGAAACCGTGCGGGCGGCGAGCCGATGATCGTCGTCAACCCGAGCAGTGTTTGGAGCTTCATCTCGAGCGGCATCGTCGGCAATCGAATCAGTAAGTCGGCGCAGACCGTCGGCAACTTCGTGTACACCGAGGACCGCCTCACGAATCTGGACTTTCTCGAACACGTCTGCGTGTTCGCGTTTATCTGGCCAGAGAGCACCGATCTCAACAGCGACAGCTACACGCAGTCCATAATCGGACAGCCTGCGTGGCTGGTAGGCGAGGCCGGGTTCAATCTGTCCGTCTACAACGCGAACAGTTCCGCCTCATGCCAGAACGGTCGCGGCGGCAACAGCAGTTTATCGAACTTCGCCGTCATGGGCGCGATCGGCGCGCTCAAGCTCTACGTGTGGCAGTTCAACGCGGCCGACGGCAAGGTGTCCGCCTCGCTGAACGGGGCCTCGCAGTCGGTCGCGAGCACGGGCATGCCATTCGGTCCCGTGACGAACCTCGGCGCGCGGTTCAACCTCGGCAACTACGTCCGTCGAACCGTCACGAACCCAGACGTCACGAACCCCGCCAACCGCAACCTTCGCGGTAAGTGGGACGAGGTCTGTTATATGAAGGGGAAACTGCTCACGAACGCAGACATCACGTGGTTGTACAACAGTGCAGCGGGGCGGTCGTACGAGGACGCCGTTGATTACGGCCTCTTTCGCGGTGGTACTGCGTGAGGCCCTTCGTTCGACTGTCCGGCGAGTTCCTCCCGTCGGAGGCGCGGCGCACTCTCCTGAACCGTGTTCGGAGTCGTCACTTCGTCGACGTGGTCGACCATATATCAACGAGCGGCGCGCCGGACGGCCTGTCGTTCCTGCCGACGGCCACCGTCGAGCGACTGATCCCTGAAGCACTGAACAAGCTGCGCCGCACGTGCCCGCTGCCGTTCACTCCGCACGTCTTCGTCTTCCGCCCGGGCGCGTCCATCGCGCCTCACGTCGACGGTCGAAGCGTGCGACAGTGCGCGATCGCGGTTCCGCTCTGGCCACACGACCACGAGTACACGCCCACTCTGTTCTGGCGAGACGGTTTCGTCACTGATCAACTGCGCTACGGCGATCTGCCTGCGCTGATGAACCTGCAAGCGCTTCACAGTGTCGGCGCCAGTCAGTGTCACCGCGTGAACTTCCAACTGTCGTTCGCGACGCCGTACGACGAGGCGAGGGTCGCGCTCGAACCGTGGCACCCAACTTTCGGAGAAGACTTGTGCGAGTGATGTTCATGTGGAGCGGCGGCGTCGAGAGCACCGCGACGATCAAGCACCGCCTCGAAACGACGGACGACGAGATCTTCGTGCACTACATCCGCCACAACAGCCGTGAGGGGCGGCTCATGCACGAGAACCGGGCCGTCGCTGACTTGCTGCCGCGCCTCAACGCAATCCGTCCGGTTCGCTACAGTGAGAGCGCGCTCGAACTGATCGGAGGTCAAGGGCTCGCTTGGGACTTCCAGGTGATGTACCCGATCGCGCTCGTCGCCATGCGGCACTTCAAGTGCGAGCAGGTCAATCGCGGTCTCTGCCTTGAGGACAACTGGCACCGGCAGCAAGGCATGCCGCCCCTGCGCAACCCGTTCGGCGGCGGGTTGCACCGTCACCACACGCTCCGCAAAGCTCTCGCGCACATGCTCCAAGGAAGCGAGACGCTCGACTCGATCGCGCCGATGATTCCGGAGTATGAGTGGCCCAAGGCGCAGCACTGGCAAGTGCTCGGCGACCTGGCACCGCTCACGTGGAGCTGCAGACGGCCTCTGCCGGGAGGTCAGGAGTGCGGGAGGTGCCACTCCTGCACCGACCGGGCGGCAGCGAAGCGCGGGACGAGCGACATCGCCGAGGTGCGCGAGCTCTTGGAGCGATGTGGCGCGCGTCCGGACCTCCCGGCAACTTCGTCAATGTAAGTACATAGTAGCGGCTCCCGGACGGTCCGAACACCGTTCACCAAGCGCGGACTCTTATCAAAGCGGTGTACGAGATGTGCAGTTCGTAGTACAATAGTATTTCGGTCGCTCGACCGAGTGCGCGATCAGGGCCTAAGAACCCTCGACGATGGAGTCTGCGATATGTCGATAGAGATCGTCACCGGTTTGGTGACGGAGTACTTTTCCGGCGGGTGGCGAATGGCGCCATTTCGCAAGAGCCCGGACGGGTACATTGGGGTGAAGGCGTGGCCGAAGCGCGCCGCGAAGTCCCCTCTCGAGCTGCAGGCCCTGATCGAGGAGCTGCAGATGAAGTTCAGGACGGACCCGATTCTCGGCGTAGTTCCACCGTCGGGTCGGTACGTCGTGGACATCGACGTCAAAAAGAATCT